GCCGCCCGGGCCCCGCATCTGGTTCCTGCGTTTAACTATGTATACGTTGTAACCCTTGAACACTTTGACTCGTTCAGAGGGATAAGAAATTATCCACTTCGCCTTCAGGCTCTTAACGGCTTTCAAAAAATCCTCTTCTTTGAACCCAAAATCAAAGAGGTTGAATTTGCCGGGATACGGCGGGTCCATGTAGAAGAACGTCTCGGGGCCGTCGTGCTCTTTGAGGACGTCGAGGTAGTCCTTATTGCTGACCGCGACGTTCTTGAGCCGCGCCTGCGCCCGCTCGATGTTGGCCGGGAAATCGATGCGGACCCCGGCGTTGGCGGGGTTGAACGAGCCGCCGCGCATCTTGCCGTAAGATGAGCGGGTCAGATAGAAGGATTTGTAGAAGCGGTCCCGATCACTCTCGGGCTTGAGCTCCTTGAGCCGCTCGTGGGTCTCCTTGCGGATCGTCCACTCGCGCTTGGCCAGGGCGGCCCGGTCTTCCGGGGAGTGGTCCCGGATGAAGCGGTGCATGAAGGCAATCTCCGGATCGCGGTCGTTGAGAGCCTCCTGTGGCGAGGGGTCCTTGGCGTAGAGAACGGCTGCCCCGCCCGCGAAGGGCTCAACGTAGAGTTTGTGGTAGGGGATGTATGAGACGATCTTGTGCGCCAGTGCCCGCTTGCCGCCGTAGGAGCCGAACGCCGCGCGCACACCCTTGAGCAATTCCTCTGCGGCGTCGCCCTCGTACAGGGCTCCGGCCGTCCGGGCGGCCTTGGCCGCCTCACCCACCGTCATAGGTTTGCCGCGGCCGGCGACGCTGGAAATCCTTGATGCCGAGACGGAGATCGCCGTCGTCCCATCCGCCCGCTTGGAGAGGGCCATACCGTCGCACTCGACTTCGACGATGTCGCCCGCGTCCGACTTGGCCTCGGACGATTCGACCAGGCCTGCCTCCAGGAATAATCTTCCCTGGACAGAACGGACCAGTTCCGTCGCCTTCATGTTCTGGAAGTCCAGGCCGAAGTAGATATCGGCGGTGTCTGGAACTCGGCCCTCGTCGACCCGGGTGACCACGGCGCGGATAACGAAAGCTGGGGGGCGGTCGAAGGCGGCCAGCGGGTCCTCGGGCTCGCCGTCCGTGACCGAGCGGAGCAGCGGCTGGGTCTGCGCCTCCAACTCGTCATTGATCGCGTGATGGAAGGCGCGGCTGCTCAACTCGCGGCGCGCGGCCGCGTGAAGCTCCAGAAGCTCCGGGTAGTCCCAGTCCTTGCCGTTCTCGAACACTTTGTGCCCGGAGCGCTTCATCTCCCAGGCGCGGTGCAGGATGAAGTCCAGGGACAGAAGCTCCTGATCGGAAAGTTTCGCGGGGTCCGACCGGAACAGGCTTCCAAAGTCGGCCAGGTTGATCTTTACGGTTTCCATGGTCATCTCTCCTCGAGGACGGTAACCCACGTACATCTGCAATTTGGATGGATTGGAATCGTCCCCGACACATCGTCGATGGACATGATACGGCCCAGCTTCTCCCCGGGCATGATCTCGGCTGCATCCACGCAGAGAGGACAAGCGTCCGATGCCAGCAAAAATTGGACACGATCTACATCGGCTTGCTTCAACGCATCCAGGTTGCCCTCGTTGTAGGCGCGGTTGGCTTCGGTGCGGGCGATCATCTCGGACAAGGTCGATCGGTCGAGCCGACGGGTTCCGCCGACGCGCAGCACGTTGCCCGCATCGTCCAAGACCGGCTTCACTGTGAATGTTCCTGGCGAGTCCAACTGCTCCTCGATTCGGCGCATGAGCTGGGGGATTGTCTCATTGGCGGCCACGCCATCGATCAGGGCCTGACGGAGCCCCGCCTTGAGGGACTCCGAGACATTGGTAGCCACGGACAGAGCGTTGCTTCGAATCTTCTCCTGGAGTGCCAAGCTCGGCTCATCTACGTCCTTGAGCCCGTTGCGACGGGCCGAGAGCGCCAGGCCCTTGCGTGCGGACTCCAGCGTGAATCCCTGCACGACCCTGGCGATCTTGTCCTTGTCGATGAGTTCGAGCAGGACCTCCAGGTCATCGAGCTGCTTTGTGGCCTCGCCGCCCAGGGCGGGGAGCCCGGCGGCCATCGCGGCTTTGATCTCGCGGAAGAGCCGTTCCATGGCCCGCGCGAAACGTTCCTCGATCTCCACGGCCTCGCGGCTTGAAGCCACGATGGCCTTAGAGAGGGCCATGCCCTTTTGGAGTTCCGGCATCCTGGGAGCCACCATCCGGCGCACCTCCTCGGCTGTGAACACGCCGTTCTGGAGGTAGACGTTGAATATCTCCGCCTGGTCCTTCTCATCGATAGCCCGCTTGTTAAACTGGAAGGACCAATCTGAGATCCCGAAACCTTTCCGGATCACATGCTTGTTGATCTTCTCGGCCACCCGCATCTGGAAGGGGAGGATGGTCTCATCGTAAAAGGTCTGTGTCTGGTGCTCCCCGGTGCCCGACCCGATGTTGCCTGTGTCGATGATCGAGACTTTGCTGGGCGGCACACCATAGACGGCCAGAATCTCATTGCGGGTGAACGATCTAAGTTCCAGGAACTCCATGTCCTTCTGGTTGACGCCGATCTGCTTAAAATCAATGTCGCCCTCCATGACCAGGTCCGAGTGAGCTGTATCTGGATTCTTGGCGCGGGCGGCCATGTACTCTCGGTTGCGCTCCACCTGCTCAGGGGTGGCGTCCTTCATGATGAACGCGCCGCGGATTTTGGCGCCATTTAAAAAGAACGATCTGTTATATACCTGTGCGAACTTGTCCACGGTGATCGGCAGGATGAGCGAAGCCAGCGGGGAAAGGCCGTAGAGGGTAGCCCCCTTGGTTCCCAGCTTGAAGTGGATCACTTCCCTGGGTTCGAATTCGACCCTTCCCGTCTGGTTCCGCGTCGTAGCAAAGCGCGGGACCTGGACGTAACCCGTAATCCCGCCGTGCTCGTCCGCCTTGACCCGTATCGTAGTTGCGTCGAGGTTCCACAACTCGCGCGGCTTGCCGTCCGGGCCGGGGACCAGTTCTAGGAAGGCGTTACCGAAGACGTAGACATCCCGCGCCAGGTCGTCGAGTATCTCCAGCAGGGTGTCGTTGGGATTGCAGTTGCCGAAGAACTCCTGGAGGAGCTCGGCGTTCTTGGGGTCCGCGTCAGGCTTGGCGGGGACCAAGCTGTAACCCCTGGCCGTGACCGCCTTGCAGATGACGCTCACCACGGCCCGGACCCAGGAGGTCTGCTCGTACATCTGATTGAAAATCTCAAAATCGATATCCGGCAGGATGCCCTCGTCAAACGAGATGCCCGCCGCGTGGGAGACCACCTGCTTGGAGGATTTCTCAATCTCCTCGCGGATCACGCTTCCAAACAAGGTTTTGACGATCAACTCTTTTATTCCCATGGTTTCACCCTACGCATAGTCCCTCAGCTTCTTCAGGCAAAATTCCACCCGGCGCTTCGTAGCGCGCCCGCAGCTCGGCGAACGTCTCCGGGAAGGCGGCCTTGAGCTTCGCTATGTTGTCGTTGTCGGCCCCACGCATGGCGGCCATGAGGACTGCATAAAACGGATGGTCCTCCGCCCAAATCTTCTTCGAGAGCTTGTAGTCGTAGAGGCTCATGGCCGGACTCCATTGCAGTCATCACCGATGCTCGCCAGTTTCTGCACGCAGACGATGAACTGGCCGGAGACTTCAGCCGTGAACTTGAAAGTCTCCATCAACCATTTGGCCACATCGTCAGGACTCTGGCCGGCGGCCAGCCTCTCTTCGACTTCGATGGCAACGTCGGCGACCTTACTCATCAAACCTCCTCATTCGATGTCATCCGTGAATGTGATCCTGGGCTCGCTCTTCTGCACCCTCACCGCCCGCAAGGCGAGCACGAGGGCGTCGAGCATGTCGTCGTTGCCGTTGGGGAACTCCGCCATCTCTTCTTCCAGATGCGAGACCCATGTGGCGAAGTTGAGCCTCGGTAGGCGTATCGCTCCGCTTTGCACCAAGGGAGAGAGCCCGCTGATCCGGGCTTCCTTGGGATCGTTCACGGAAAGCATCTGAAGCGGCATGCGCCTGGTCTCGGGGTCCACCCGCAGGAGCTGGCCGAACACGCCCTGGTAGCCCGTGGCCTCCGCGACCATCAGGACCGGATTGAAGACCCGCCAGATGCGCTTGGCGTGGGCGATCTGGTCTACGACCCCGATGTGGCCGCGAAAACCGTCCAGCACGAATGCGCAGCCGGTGCGGTCGAGGCCGATCACGATGTAAGCCCAATTAGAAGCGCCTCTTTTCTCGCTGATCGCCAAGTCGATTCCACAATACACCCTCAGGCTCTCGGGCGGCTTGTCAAAGCGTCCCGACTCGATCCACTCGATCCTGAAGGCAGAGTCCTCCTCCTGGCCGGCGATATCGTTGAGGAACTGCAATCGGTAGGCCGCCGAACCCATGTTGGCCCTGTACTGGTCCAGGGTCTCCGGCGAGAACTTTTGGGGGAACAATATCTTGCGATTGCCCCGCTCGTCCGTCCACTCGGCGCGCTGCTCGATGACCTTCCAATTCTTGAACCCCGGCTCGGACATGATCACGCCGGCCAGGTCGTCGCGGTTCCAGCGCGTCATGCAGGTCACGATCTGCCCGCCCGGCTCCAGGATGGGAAGCACCACCTTTTGGAACCAGGACATGATCTTCTTGCGCTGGAAGGAGGATTTGCTGTTCCTGTCTCCCTGCGGATCATCCAGCAGGATCAAGTCGGCGTGGGAGCTGAGGATCGTGCCCAGTATGCCCGCTACGCTAATCGACGGCTCCTTGAGCACCTTGTCCCTGGGGATGAGAATCTTTTCGGCGGTCCACATCTCGCTGAGGGTGTCCCAGTTGCCGTGGAGTTCGCGGAACTTGTCCGAGGCGATGTGGGCCTTGATGGAGCTGAGGATGTCCTTGGAGTTTCCCAGGACTTCGTTCAAGATCAGGATGCGCAGGTTCCTGTTCTGGGTGAGCCGCCAGAGCGCGTAGGCCGTGCTGACGGCCGAGGTCTTCAGATGCCCGCGAGGCGATAGCAGCAGCACGAAGCGGTTTCTCAGAATCTGGTCATACCAGCCCAGATGGAAGTCGCTTATGTCCTTGTAGCCCAGGCCCTCCCTTGCGAAGGCAAACAGCTCCAAGAGCTTCGCCCGGAGCGTGGCGTCGTCCCAGTGGGGGAAGAGGGCGGAGGGCGGCGTAGCTGAGTTGGGGGCGTTCATTGTGACGCAAAAAATCTAGAAGGCTTTCGGAAACGTATCTGACGTAAAATCAGCGAATGGGGAGCTTGCAGGCTTTGGACCCCGATTTTCTCGCTAATTTTCGGATGGTCCGCCGAGGCCGTTTTCTCGACGGTGGTAGCTCCACATAATCCACGATTATGTTGAGCACACGGCGCGACGTGTTGCGCCTTCACGCGGCCTCCGTCGGGGCTGCGGCCCCGTCGTCCTGGCCCTCGGCGGGCGTGGCAGGATCGTCGGGATTGGAGCCGCCCAGGTCCTTGGGAGCTTCCGCTTCCGACGCGGCGACGCTGACCTGTTGGACGCCTACGGTCCGCTCGAAAATCATGCGGGTCTCGTCGGTGACCCGAGTTATCTTCCCCTGGGCGCTGCTCCCTCCCGAGGGCAGAACGGATTTGATCTTCACCAGGGCTTCCGCCAGCAGAGCAACGCCCTTCGTGTCGGCTTTCGAGGCGAGTTTCGCTATCTGGCGCAAAACCTTGTCCACGCCGCCGCCCCACAGCTTGAATATCTTCTCCGCGTCTTTCGCCTTCAACTGGAGCAACACCTGCTCTCGCAGGGCGAGGGGGAGCCTGGCGCTCTTGGCGCACTGGATGACGGATGTCCTGGGCTTGCCCGTGGCATGGGAGATGGCCGAGGGGCTCTCACCGCTCGCCAGCCGCTGGGCGATATCGAGACATTCCTCCTGCGAGTAGATCGGTTTGCGGCCTCTCATTGTTTAGCCCCGGCTTTCAGATCCTGTGCTCCATCGCCCCCGATTTCATCCCATCCCCGCTTGAGTTCCTTGCGGACTTGCCGTTGGTAGTTCCTGAAATATCTGCGCCGCCACTTCGGGAAGCACCCGCGGTGCAGCTTCTGGCTGCAATGCCAGGGCCAGAACCCCTTCTTGCACCACGCGCAAACGCGCCGGTGCGAGGTGCGGCCGGCCCTGCTCAAAGTTTTAGTCCTTGCGCCCATGGAAGTCCATAAACAGTCACACTGTTGACAGCCTCGCGGCTTCGAATGTCCATGAAGGATTCAAAGCCCCGCGACTCAATGCGCATAGAACCCGGCGGCCTGCATGGCCCGATTCCATGAGCCGAAGTGCGCCCTGATCGTCTGATAGCACGGGAGTCCACTCGACAGGTGGCCGGTAAAATCCGCGGCCATGGGCATGCGACCGTGCTCCCGGGCGAATTTCCTGAGGCTTGCGAGCAGTTGATCGTCCGAGTAGACGGGTGCAGGCAGCCTCGTAGAAAAACCGTTCGCCGTCTTGAAGCAGTTGAAGTTACTCCAGTGGCGGCGAATGGCTTTATGCAGTCCGGGTTCATGGCGGTGGATGTCATGATTCGAGGGTTCCCTGCCAAGATTGTCCGCGAGAATCAGATACCGCCTCAGCACCTGCTCCTTGCAGATGGCGTGCTTGTTGAGCCATGCCGCGCTGTTTTTCGCGTACCACGCGGTCTTCACTCGCGATGCTTTTTTGTAAGAGAATTTGATAATCCTCTTCAACCACAACCGCTGCTTTTCTCGAAAGACGGGATCGGAAAAGCGCTTCCGGCTCCAATCAGACATTCTCTTTGAGAACGAAATGCCGCAGAGAGGAAACCCTAAGGGCAATCCGAATCTGAATTTGTAGGCCCTGGATGATATCCCGTGCGCCTGATTGAGGTGGGTGCTCAACAGCTTGAACCACTTCCCGCAGATATGGCACTGGATCTTGTCCGAGACGGTATCCCGCAGGATTACGCCGAGGTATCCGAATCCGCTTTTCAACTTCTCCAGGGGCGGCTGGACCTTGAAGAGCGTTTCGATTTTAGCCCCGCATTCCGACTCGATCTGATCTTCAGGCGCGACTTTCGGCACACCTTCCTGCTTCAGGCTCATTGTTTGGCCTCCAATCGAGCAGAGTTGCTCTTCACGTCCAGAACCTCGGAGGTCCCGTCCATGCGGTGAATCCGGTAAACGCCGGCGCGAAGGTGTTCCCAGACCTCGGCTTGGGGCCAGACCGCGAAAGCCTTGACTCTGCGAACCGCGACCGCGCCCGATGTTACCTGGATGAACCGGACCTCGGCCGGCTGGCGGATCGCCACGATGTCGAATGCCGCGAACAGATCGCGGGCGCAGAATACGAGGCCGCGTCCCGGCTGCCAGCCGGGCTTGCCGAAGCTCCGCTCCACCAGGTAGCCCTGACCCTTGAGGAAGTCGGCGACCTTCTTCTCATGCAGATTTCCCTTGCTCCTGTTGCTCATTTCACCTCCGAGTGACGGATGGTGACGGGTTTGCACGAAATCCCCGTTGTGCGCGCACGCGCGCGCGCGTGACGCTCATTACGTGCAAAAGGGTCACCATCCGTCATCATTTCCAGGAAAGCGATGGATTTCACAGCATTTCCTCCTGTTCCTTGCCCCGGAGGGTCAGACCGCGGAGCCCCCTCTTCTGACCGCTGCGCCAGCGCTGGAAACCGTGCTTGCCCAGGTCCTCGGCGAGCTTCTTCATCGATCCCACGAACTCGCCCTGCTTCTCCGCCCAGGTTTTCCATGCCCCGTAGGCTTCCTCGGTGGAGACTGTCGCGCGTTCGGACTGGATGCACTCCTCCTCAATCCAGCGCTTGATGGCATCCTGCGATTCGAAGTATTCCTCGGTCGCCGCCAGGACGCATGCCGGAGGCTTGAGCCCGACCCGCTGCCACTCCACGCAGCCTTGGATGGCCCATCCCAGGATGCCGTCCATTTCGGCCAGCAGGCGCTCGGGAAGCGTGTGGTCCCGCTTCTCGGACGGGATGGTGACGGTAAACGGGATCATGTGGAGCCGCCGCCGCATGGCCTCATCGACGTTTCTCAGCGATGGCTTGTGATTGCCCGCGATCATCAGCTTGAATTGCGGTTTGTAATCGAAGAAGTCCTGCCGCATGAACCGAGCCGAGATGGTGTCCCCTCCGGTCAGCGCTTTGATCTTTCCTTCGTCCCACCGCTTGCCCTGCCCCACCTCCGTGGCGATGACAAGCCTTGCTCCGCGGAGTTTGGCCAGGTCCGTGGGATGGCGCTCTCCTCGGGTTTCCATGAAAGCGTCGATGGGCGCATGGGTCGCGTAGTCGCCCCAGACGGCGGCGAGCGTGTTGAGGAATACCGATTTCCCGTTCGCGCCGGTGCCGTAGAGGAAAAACATCACGTGCTCGGTGGTAACGCCTGTGAGCGCGTAGCCTGCGACCCGCGCCAGGTAGCGCTGAAGCTCCACGTCGCCGGCCGTCACATCCGAAAGGAACGTCCGCCAAGTCGGGCAATGCGTTCCCGGAGAAGCATTCGTCATCTTGGTCATGTAGTCTTCCCGCCTGTGCGGTCTCATCCGAACGCCTGGTATCTCGGTCATATGGTTTCCTCACTTGTCCTGAGCATGACGACGCCTCCTTGTGTGTCAAAAAGCCAGGGGTCCGTATCCCACTGGTCGATGGTCGCCGCATGCCGCCTGTCGGCGCGGGCCATACGTTCCACCGCCGCCACGGTGCTGGCGCTGGCCACTTTCGCCGCGATCTTTGGCTTGAGGCATCTGGCCGCCGCCTCGCGGCATATCATGCGGGCGTTGTCGAAGGCTTTGAGGGTGGTCTCCTTGGCCCAACGCGTCCCCTCCCACTGCAGCCAATGTCCCCAGCCCGCGACGAAGCGCCAACCCTCGGCGTGGCGCTCCGTGAAGTCAAGCGCGAGCGCGTCATCGGTAAAGCCAGGCGGCATCACCTCGGCCTCTGAGTCCGTCGCGCTCGGTTCGTTTCCGTTGGCGTTGGGAGCGGAGGACTCGGGAGGGTAGCGGGCGATGCTCGCCGAAATCGTTTCGACCTCTTCATCGGGCAGCGGAGGCCTGCACCGTTTTGCGTTCGTCACCTTGAGCGCGGCAGTGATCGCGTCCGCGTCGGCTCCGCGCCTGCGCATCGTGCCGGCGAGGCTGGCCAGCGTGGAGTTGCGCCCGCCTTCTATGATCGTCTCACCTACGGGAGGAGCCGGCGCGGGGTGGGAGCCGTTCATGCTTCGGCCCAACGCCTCGATGATTTGCTCGGGCAGCGAGGCGATATGTTCCTCGGCGTCCTGGTACTCGTAGGGCTTGCCGTCGATGACTGAACCCGGCGCGACCACGTAGCCGCCGTCGGCCTTGAGATCGATGCCCGGCAGGGCCCCGTTGCGCGAGCGCAGGCCGCCTTGAGGGCATAGGTAGTAGAGATGCCAGCCGCCGCTTGGCGTCGTGACCGTCAGGGTCGGCGGCAGACCATTGAGCGAGGAAAGCGATTCGCGGCCTTTGGCCCCGCCTTTTACATCCACATCGATCACGGCGATGCCCGACACCTCGCCCGTGGCCAGGCCGATGTTCGCGTCGGGATGCGCGGTCCACCACTTTCTGACCGCGAAGACAGACTTGGATGCGTCCTTGAAGCCGTTGGGCGTTAGCGGCCTCTTCGTATTCGGGACGAGCGGAAAGACGGCCCAGCCCTGCTCGACACAGGCAAGAGCGTGATCGAGCATCATGGCCTGCCTCCCATCGCCTGCCTAAGCGCCTGGGCGATCTTCCAGCGGTTGAAGGTATGGGCCAGGATGCAGGACGCCTCGTAGCGGGTGAGGTCCGCGCCGCGGTGCTCGACGGGCAGGTAGCGCAGCTGCTTGTCCGTCGCCGGCTGCCGCAGCCAGCGGCGGGACTTGTGCGCCGCGTCCTCGGTCTCGTTCTCGCGCAGCCAGTCGTCGGCTGAGGACAGGCAGGCGAGACGGTCGCCTACCTGGAGCACGTGAGCCGCCCCGTCCTTGGAGCCGCCGACCGCGTACCAGCGGCCGTCGCGCGAGATGATGCCGCCCCAGGCCTCGAAGCCGGTCGCCATGACGACGGAGCTGTCTGGCGCGACCGGGCACCACTGGAAGGGCGAGTTGCGCAGCAGGTCGATCTCCGTCATCTCGAAGCTCTCAAGCGTCGGCTTCTCGGGCGGCTCGAACGTGTGGCCGCACATGGGGCACTCGACGACGCGGATGGGAACGGACGCCCCGCACTCGGGGCAGGTCTTGGATGGAGCAGCCTGGCCCGCTTCCGTCTCCTCGCGGCCCTCGAGCACGATCTGCTGCTCCAGCGCCCCGTGCGTGATCGCAGATGCCCCGAAGTCGAGTACGACGCAGTCGGTCTTGACCACGCCGGGGTAGTGCTCGGGGTCAACCTTGCGAAGTCCCCGGCCAATCATCTGGACCATCGTGGATTTGTAGGAGCATGGCCGCAGCAGGGCCACGCAGGAAATCGGCGGGCAGTCCCAGCCCTCGGTTGCGACCGCAACATTGACCAGGACCTGCGTGTCGCCGCGATCCAGGCGGGCAAAGATGGCGGCGCGTTGGGCATCAGGCGTTTCGCCTGTCACGAGCTCGGCCGCAATCCCGTCCTCGCAAAAAGCTTGCGCGACGTGCTCGGCGTGGGCGACCGTCGAACAGAAGACGACGGTGCGTCGGTCGCCGGCCTTCTCCTTCCAGTGGCGCAGGATCTCGGCCGTGATCGGACGACGGTCCATGATGGAGGCAACCTGGTCCATGTCATACTCATCGGCCAGCCGCCGGACCTGGCGCAGTTCCTCTTGGACACCGATGTCGATTACGAACGTTCGCGGCCGGACGAGTTGGCCCTCCGCGATCATCTCGCCCAGGGTTATCTGGTCGGCTACGTTGTCGAAGATGCAGCGCAGACCCTTGCCGTCACCACGGTTGGGCGTGGCCGTGACGCCGTAGACCATCACCCTGGGATTGCGGGCCTTGGCGGCGTCGATGACCCGGCGATAGCTATCGGCCCTGGCGTGATGGGCTTCGTCAATGATGAGCAGCTCGAGCGGCGGCATCAGCTCGAGGTTGCGCTCTCGCGCGAGCGTCTGGACCATGGCGAAGACGGCCTTGCCGGTCCAGTCTTTGCCGGCCGCGTCCACGACCGACACGGGCAGGCCGGGGTTGACCTTCAGAAACTTGTTGACGTTTTGGGCCGTGATCTCGTCACGGTGGGCCAGGACGCAGGCCTTGGCCCCGTTCGAGTCCAGGATGCGCCCCGCCACAGCCGCGAGCATAATGGTCTTGCCCGAACCGGTCGGGGCGACGCCCAGGGTGTTGCGGCGCTCCTGTAGCGCTGTGACGCACTTCTCGACGAATTTCTTCTGCCTATCGCGTAAGATCATGGGGTATCAGCTCCTCGCCAAGAGCCCCGGAGTGGGTTCTTCCCGCTCCGGGGCCTATGGTCAGAAGCCGATCTTCTCCGTCCCAGCCTTGGCCGGTTGGACCGGAGGCGGCGCAGCGGCAGCGGGCTTTGCGCTCGCGGTCGTGGACTCCTCGCCGTCGACCAGGAAGCGCGCAATCTTGTTGCGCTTCTTGCCCTCCCACTCGTCGACCACGATGTGCGCGTGGCAGAATTTATGCAGGTACTCGTCCGTGTCGAAGTCGAGACTCCCGTCGTAAGGCAGACCAAGCGCATGGTTGGCCCGCAGCCACATTCCATGGCCCGGCTCGCCCTTGGGCACGAAGACCATCGTGTGCCAGCACTTGCCCACCGACTTGCCGTCCTCGGTCATGATGTCGCAGAACAAGTCGACCTTCTGACGGCCGGTCTCCTTGGTCGTGCCGTCGCGCTTGTCGATAACCTCGACGACGTAATCGCCTTTCGGCGCGACGGGGAAGTCCTTGCTCTCCTGCGAGGCGTCGGCGTCCATATGAACCCTCATCGCGCACCTCCCGCGACCTTAGGGGCCGTCTCGAAAAGACCCGCGAACGCCGAGTACGGGTTTTCGCGCGGCAGCTCGACCGTCTTGTCCTCGAGTTCGGGGATGCGGCTGCCCCAGATCCCGAGACTTCCGCCCTGGAAGCTCAGGAAGTACTTCGTGACGGGCCCGATCTGGCGCTTGAAGGAATTCCCAATTGCGTCGGCGTTGGCCGCGATGACGCCCGCGCCCTTGCCGCTCACGTTGATGCCAGCGGGGATCACGATGGAACCGCTGCCGTCGAGCTTCGGGTCCTTGGTGTGGGCGATCAGGATCACGAACTTCCCGCTCGCCTTGAGGAAGTTGACCATCGCCTCGAGCTTGCGGCGCAGCTCTCCCCACAGTGCCCAGCCGTCCACGCCCGCCTTGCGTTCGGTCATGCTGGACAACCCGGCGGCCTTGGCGATCTCCTCTTCGAACCAGTCCGACAGCACATCGATGCTGTCGATGACGACCGTCTTGACGCTCGGGTCGGCCACAGCCAGCTTCAACGCCTCGCGGAACTCCGCGAGATTCTTGATGTCGTGGATGCGGCCGTCGATCCTGTCTCCGCCGCCCGCCTCCAGCTCCAGGACGTAACTGCCGGGCCATGACGCGGCCAGCGTGCTCTTCCCGCTCTTGGGAAGGCCCACCAGGATCATGAGTCCGTCTGTCGGCAATCCCTTCTTGGGTGCCGGCCTTCTTGCGATCAGTTCCATGTATTCCTCCTTTCTCGTTTCACTTAATTCCCAACAAAATGGTTCTTGGCGTCATCCGGACTTGGATTGCTGTCGTCGAGACGACGGAAATAGCCTCTGGGTATGGCTGTGCCCTTGGGTTCCTCCAAACACACCCACTCGTGAGTCTTTTCGATAGGCCACGACACAAATCCGCGTCTAATCTTTGTCATCGGCGTTTCTCCTTTTGGATATTTGCTACCAGTCGATAAACTGCGGCTTCTCCAACGCCTCTTTGAGCGCCTTGGCGGCGAGGAAGGCGTCCAAGGAACGCTTCACGTCCGCCAGCTCTTTGGCCTCGAACTCGATCGGCTGTTTTTTCCCGAAACGCACGACCACCGCGTCAGAGCAGGGAAGGCCGTAGGTTTCCGTGAAGGCCTGGGCATAGGCCGCGACTTGGAGGGCGTACTCGGCGTATATCCCCGACGACGTCTTCCAATCGAGGATCACGAACTTCCCGTTGCGTCGGCCGAGGGCGTCGAGGCTGCCGCCGTAGCCGTGGATGCGGGAGGCGACCTTTGTGTCACCCATGACCAGCTCGATCCCGGAGCCCTTCCACCAGTCCTTGAAGGCATTCACCGGGGCCTCGATCTCGGGTGGAACCGTATCCGGCTCCTGACCATGGATGATGAGATCGATAAAGGCGTGGGCTCGGGTGCCGAGGTCGGCGGCCTCGTCCTTGATCTGGTCGGGACGCTTCTTGGCGTCGATCAGGATGTTGTCGATCCACGCTTTGTTGAGGACGATCTGCGCGCAGCGCTTGCCGTCCAGCCGATTCACGAGCGCCGACTCGACCATCGCCAGAGCCTCGCGCTTGGCCCAGGGGACCAGCGCGGGCTTGCTAATAATCCCAAGGAAGCCGGTCACGCTCGGATAGCGGGCGGCCTCACCCTCTGCTGCTACGTCGTAGAGGTGGCTCCTGCCTTCAACGACCAGATCCACCCGATACAGCGGGTTCAGAGGCGCGGCCTGCATCACGCTCTCCTCAGCTTGAGCAGGAAGTCCTCTATTGCCGGATGGGGCTTGGTGTTGACGGCGTCGCGATCCGCCTTGGCCGGAGACGCCTCGCTTGATTCCAAGCGGCGCAGGCTTTTGTCCAGGATCACGTCGAGGTTGCGCATGAGCCGCCACACCAGGTCATCGTCCAGACCGTGGACCGCAGCCAGCCCGCCGATGACGAGCGCCTCTTCCTCGAAGAGATCGAGGACCAGTTCCCGCGCCTTCTCCTTGGTGATCATGTCGGCTCCTTTTCCTGGGAGCTTCCCCGCCCCCACTAGAGAAAGGGGGGTGGGGGTCGGATTTGCGTGACAGATCACCCGGCTCTTTCATGCCGGTGAATCGTCGCTTCGGCCCTAAACCTTCTTTGGCGGGCCAGGGCGCAGTCCATCCCGGTCTCTCTGGCGTACTGGGCTGCAGTTTTGCCGTAGACCCGAGTACCGACCAAGAGCAGAAAGTCCGGCTCGTTGATCCTGCCCGCCTCCAAGTGGGCGCGGAGCCTACGGATCTCGGCCGCTTGGGTCAGGCGCAGCTCGATTCCCGCGTAGTCGATGTCGTCGGTCCCGAGCGCGGTAAGCTCCTCGGGGTCCATGGCGACCTCTTTGTCAGAGGCGGACCACTTGCGCTTGTAGTCGAGGTATAGGTGATGGGCCGTATCGTTGAAGAGCTTCTGAGCGATCCGGTCAGGACGGCGATCGAAGTCTATGCGGCAGAGGATTTTAAGGAACGTCCATGAAACGGCCTGCCAGCGTTCGGCGATATCCGCATCCCACGCGCGCTTCTGCCAGTGGATGGCGCGCAGCGCCGGCCAGAACATGACCAGCATGATCGTTCGCCATCGCGGGTCCTGATCGCTTCGGTGGATTCGAAGGATGGGCCGCAGGACTTGGTCCTTTTCAGCATCGCTGAGGCCCCCCTCCCGCATGAGCGCGATGACTTCGCCCCACGTCTCGAACCGGCGGAAGATGGATTCGTCATGCCGCAACTGCAAGAGAAGGGCGATATAGCTCTCGCTCCGCAGTTCCTGCTCCAACAACGTCTGCTGCTTTCGGTTTTCTGTTTCCCAGTTCATGCAGACACTGGGTCAGAACTCACCGATAGGGCTGGCGAGGTGAGCGTGGAAAACAAAAAAGCCCTGCGAAATGCAGGGCTAATGGATGGGGCGGAGGATTACTGGGCTATCGGATTAAGGGGGATGAGGGCCGGTCAGAAATTACCGGCGTCGGGTCGCGGTACGGGTGGAAGGCACGACTTCGCTTGAGGATTCAAACTTTGCGACCCACTTTCCCTGGAACTCGGCGAATTCGAACGCCGAGTCGTCGATGCCGATCCATGCGCAGAGGAACCCATTCAACTCGAGCATGGTATCGTCCTCGTCCTCGGGGCGATGGACTACGCCCTTGCCGCGAAGGACGGCGATGAGCGCCTCGCCGCGCCGATCCGGCTTGCCTTGCGCATCGGCTAGGGTCAGGCTGGTGAGGTCAAACTCCCTCTCTTGCTCGACCTCGCGTTCAGCGGCCTCCAGGCCGTGCGCGGTTCCGTCTTCATCGCGATGTCCGGAAACGCCATACGTTTCCTGAGCGCGGAACGAAACGTGGATCATGCCGTTCCGCGTTTCGGAGATGGAAACGCCCGCCCAAGTCGTCCCTTGCGGTGCTTGTAGGCGCGGCCCCTCATCCGTGGAGATTTTGAACGCCGCCTTGTATTGGCGTTCATCCTTATCATACGGGATCGGATCGCCGTCTATGTCGGGAATGAGCGCATGGATGAGTTTGCGAAGCACGGTCATGTACTGTTTGAGATTCGTGCGCGCCTTGTAGTCGAGACTGGCCTCTTGATCTCCGAGCGGGCCGCCGCGAAGGGCGATGGCCTTCAGCAACGTCCACATCCGGTCCGGGACGCCCTTCTTTCTCCTTTCCTCGAAGCCCGCCTCCTGAAAGGAGAACTCCTTCGTCTTGCCTTTGGCGGTGACGCGAACGCGGTGTTCCGAGACCTGTAGCCGAACCTCGGGCCAGGTTGTGCCCTGCGGCGTCGGGAAGGACTGTGAAGCGACGATAGGCGCCTTACGTCGACCCTCGCTGAGAGCACTCGCCAGATGATCGCGGTCGATGGACAGCTTGCCGTTCGCAATGCTGGCGATGGCGCTCAATGCCAGGACACGGGGATTCTCGCCGTTCCAGACGGCATCCGGGGGCACCGCCCCGGCGACCAGCACGACGGCGTTCGATGATGCATTAAGGCGAGTTGCTGAGCCGACGATCGCGGCCGCGTCGGTCCAGGTCAGGCCGCGGGCCATAAAAATCTCCCGGGATCGGCCGGAAAAGCTGCCCTTGCCCAGGAGCCATACCCGGTTGGAGACCACTTCTTCCGGCGAGCCCGCCAACTCCAGGCCCGACGCGACGGCTTTCCCGAGCGCCCGGAAGTCGAGCGCCCATTGCGTGAGGCGGTGGGGCGGGACGCGAACGCGGCCATGCTGAGGGCAAGAGATGTAGTGACGCGCCCCGGTCCTCGACGGACTCTTGAGGAAGACGACCTCCTCTATGTGGCCGACGTCGCATGCGTCGCAGACGACGCTGTCGGCGTTCGTGGCTTGCGCGACCATCCCCGAACGGATCAGGGGGTCGGCGAGTCCCGCTCCGCTTGGGCCGATCTCGTCGCCTGACCAAACCGGCTCCTTGGCGTCGGCCCGGTCCCAGAGGATGGATAGCGGATTAGACACGCTCGATCTCCCACTGCCGCAGGCATTTCCTGGCCTTTAGGTGTTCAGGCTTGTCCTTGAGGCTACAGCCATCGGGGGAGGACACCCTGAAGGTCACGATTTTCTCGGCCCGGCCTCTGCCCGTGGTGTTGGCGAAGCGCAACTGAAGGACGGCGGAGTTGACCTCGACCATCGACATCGGCAGTCTCCGTTCGTGAAGAGCGGTCTCGATCCATTCGTGGATATCATCGCGGGAGCCCTTTGGCCCAACATCCAAGGCAATGCGCCGACGAGAGTTTCCGACCAAAGAGAGGCACATCTCTTTGACCCGCACGTCCGTGATTCCGTCCGCCGGGTCCGTTGGAAACGCGAAGCCGCGCTGCTTGAGAATGTTGAGCTGGTATGGGGCGGAAGCGGCGTTCTCCTCGCCCAACTCATGCTGGAGGATTATGCGCGAGAAGAGCTTTTGGAGATCTTGCCGTGCCTTCTTGTCTCCTTTGACGAAGAGGTCGAGCGTCCCTTCGCTCTCGTCGTAAACGAAGACAATATCGAAAGCAGGGTTGTGGGGACGCCGCTTGAGGGTGCCGTCTCCGTCATAGCCGACGTAGGTATCCGCGTAATCCTGCGGATAGGCGAAGAAGTAGTTCCGGCGTCGGCCACGAAAGTAGGTATCTACGTGACAGTGCTCGCCGCGTCCCTGTGTCTCCTGATAATACGCCTTGATCGCTTCGCTGAGTTGACTGAGAGCTTCCGCAGAAACGTCGGGCCTCTTTTTTGGCAGGTTCTTTCGTTTGTGCCAGCTTCGCCCGTTGAGATTATCGGCGTGGTCGAAACAACAGGCCACGTCGAATATCCGGTGGTGACTCAGGAATACATGCATGATCTTGTCGATGAACCCGGCATGAGCTTCTAGCTCAGTCGTGAGATCAGTGTTGTGATACTGGCCTTCCTCGATGATGGTCTGGACGCCTTCCGCCGAAGCAAGGTCGTGGATGTCCCGGAAATCTTGCTCTATCTCTTGCACGGTCTTTTCCGGCAGGGCATGCCATGCGGTAAATATCACCTCAACATCAGTGTCGGTCTCATCCATGCCGGCCCAGTTTATATCGCCCAAGACTTCGCGGGTGGAAAAATAGCGCTGCAAGAGGCCATGATGGACGTGCCTGAGAAAATGTTTTGGGGCGTACTGGCTCGGCATGACTGCTCTCCTTAGTTGACGGCGTCCATCTTTCTTATCACCCTGACGACCTTGCCTTGAATTTTGAACTCGCCGCCCTTCACGACGACGGGCGACATCGCTCGGTTGGCTGGCTCTAGTCGAACTTTTTTGCCTTGGCGGTAGAACCGTTTCAAGGTGGCCTCGTTTTCTATAAGGGCTACGACCACGTCGCCATTCTCCACGACCGGCTGTTTGCGGACGATCACGAAATCGCCGTCCAGGATTCCGGCATCGATCATGCTCTGCCCCGCGACTCGAAGGGCGAATCCTTTGGCCCCGTTGAGAAGGGTCCTCTCCACTGTAATCGTCCCTGAGTGGTTCTCGATGGCCTCTATTGGCCCGCCGGCGGCGATGACGCCGAGTACGGGCAATTCCTCGCAGCTGCAGCCGAGCGCTTGATCGCCCACGGTCAGCGACCGCGCGCCGAGAGAGCCGCGGCGAATCATGCCCTTCTGTTCCAGTTCCCGCATCAAGTAGAAGCCGGTCGAACTCGCAATGTTCATTTCTTTCGCGAGCTCGCGGACGGTCGGCGGCATGCCATGATGCGCGATGAAATTGCGGATTGCCCGCAAGGCCTCTTCTTGACGAGGCGTAAGTCCGGTGGAGCGTGGTCGAGCCATGATTGTCCTTTTTCTTCTCAGGTCGCTGGGAATTTCGCCGTGACGAAGAGAATCGGCAGGGGCCTTGAGAAAGAGGGGTATTTTATCACGTACGAGCGTGCGAGGTCAAATCTCCGTCGAGCAACTGTCGTCGAGCAACGTCGGCGATGTCACGGTGCCACTGGCATTAGGGGCCTTTCTCATATGGATGGCGAATTATCGCCTGCATATGCATCCCGACGACATGACGCCGGAAGAACGGCTGGAGCGAGTGATCGAACTCCTGGCCCTTGCATCAGTGCGCCTGGCCGAAGATGAGGCTGGCGTGGCAATCCCACCCGATGCTCTACCGCAGAAAGGCCTTGATTCTTCGGGGAAGTCCGTATAAGCTCGGCTCCTGAGAGGCCGCGCCCGTCGGTGATTCGCCTTGATGACGCGGCGGGAAGGAAGGTAAGAATTGGACAAGATGCCCACTGACAGCGCGCGCGTGGCTGGACGAGAAAAAGAAAAGCAACTCGTCTGCGCCATCTACACTCGCAAATCGACCGATGAGAACCTGAACTCCGGTTTCACGTCTCTCGATTCGCAACGCGAGTACTGCCAGGCGTTCATCAAGAGCCGGGAGGGCGAGGGCTGGCGGCTGTACCCCGAGGACTATACCGATCCCGGTTTCTCGGGCGGGAACATCAATCGCCCCGCACTCCGCAAGCTACTCTCCGATGCCCGCCAGGGCAAGTTCCAGGCGGTGGTCTGCTATAAGTACGACCGTCTCAGCCGCAATACTAAAGACTTCCTCCATATTCTGGATACCTTCGACCGGAACGGGGTCGCATTCGTCTCCGTCACCCAGCCCATAGACACCACGTCTTCGGTCGGCCGCCTCATGCGCTCGATTCTCGTCGACTTCTCCCAGTTCGAGCGCGAGATGATCTCCGAGCGCACCCGCGACAAGATGGCTGCGATGGCCCGGAGGGGAAAGCGGACCGGCGGCTCCCCCATAATCGGATTCGACATCGACCGGGACAACAAACGCCTGCGCATCAACCCTGCGGAGGCCGATCAGGTCCGTGAGATGTTTGATTCCTACCAGCTGACCAAGTCTCTGAGCAAGACGGCCAAGATTTTAAATGAGAAGGGATACTGCATGAAGGCGTGGGTGACGCGCAAGAACCAAGCGCGGGGTGGCCAGAAGTTCAACAAGGCCAGCCTGTGGTATCTTCTCCAGAACCCGCTCTACATCGGCAAGATCACTTACCGCAAGGAGGTTATGCCGGGCGAGCACGAGGCGATCATTCCCGAGGACCTGTTCCAGTCGGTCCAAAAACTCCTGCGCGGCAACGGACATGGCAAGGTGAACAAGCAGGTCGTGGAAAGGACCCACGCATATCTCCTGCGCGGGCTGGTCGAGTGCGCCTGCTGTAAGACAACCATGACGCCCTCATCGGCCCTGCCGAGGAAAAAGGGGAAGATTTACGGGCGCTTCTATTACTACAAGTGCCTATCGGTGGTGAAGATGGACAAGACGGCCTGCCAGGTGCGCAGCGTGTCGGCCAAGTCGCTCGAGGAGTTCGTAGTCAAGCGGCTCGAACTTCTTGGCGAGAACAAGGAAGTGGTCGAGCGCATCGTCCGGCAATCGCAAGAGGCAACGGGCCAGGAGCTCCCGCTGAAGCGCGACGAACGGAAACGACTCACGGCCGAGATGGGGAAGGGTGAGCTGGAGGCGCGAAACCTGGTTGGGGTATTGGCATCGGAAGGCCCTCAGTCCACGATGCGGGAATTCATTTCTGAACGGCTTACGGAGTTCGGGGCCAAGCGACAGGAGAACCAGGCAAGGCTCGCCGCCCTTGATTCAGAGATCGAGCGCCTGGAGCGTCGTCAAATAGACGCCGATGTGGTCCGCAAGAACCTGGGGAACTTCCTCAAGCTCTTCCAGAAGCTCACCGAAAAGGAGCGCGTGGAGATCGTCGGGCTCCTGGTGAAGCGGGTAGTCTACGATGGGGAAAATTCAAGGGTCAAGATCGCCCTCAGGCCCCTGCCCGAGGCCTGGGGCGACCTTGACCACTTGGATGGTGGTTTCTACGACCGTCAAAGATGGCTGCGGGACTAG